GTCGTCTTGTTTGTTCATATAAATTTTCTTTCCACAGGCACGCAATCCTGTGGTCACCCAGAGACAGTTAATCAATGGGGAAAAATCTCGACAGAATACATCCGCCGCCCCTAACAAGGGGATTCTCCGAAGAGGCCAAACAAGGCTAGATTTTAAAGTGTCCTAACACTATGAGGAAATTATACTGGTGTCAGTGGACCAGTGGCTTTAAGGCTCGCCAAACCGGCCAACCGCTGGCCATATACGGGTTTTGAAGGTGAACCACACCAGTTTGATTGGTCAAACCAAGCCTGGCAGTTTACGACTCTGCCTAAACGAGTTGGGTCATTACACGGGACTACCAACCACCGCCGCAATAATAAATGTCCTCACGTGATCATAGGACCACGCAAGAACCAGACGCCGGAAAAGTCGTCTGCACCAGCGGTAAATACCCTTATGGTGTTATTGGTGCTAAACGTCGCAGCCGTCGTCGTCCACTCAATGACAGCCTGCTGCTGCCCATATCCCGCAGAGTGAGCCTTGACAATAGCAGTACTACGCAGCAGATGCTTGTTGAAATCAGGCAGCTCAAACTCAATGGGATTCTGGAAGGTGCCCCCGGTAGTCATGACAAAGGAGTGAGTGCCACCCAAAAGCCATGCACTAGCAGTTTTGGCTGAGTGCTGCTCAAGCATGCCCCAGATAGTGTCGGCACCATTCGTGGCATCTCCATAACGCGACACAGTGACAATGCCCGCCCCATTGCCAGTTGTCAACATGGCGACTTTGAAGCGCGTGCCACCACGCACGCCAGCAAAAGTATAACCAATCCAATCACGCCACGACCGGTACATGTTGGCAGAATTAATGGTGAACGCACCAGGATCCGTAGGGACGGACCCTGTATGTCCAACCCGCATCGACATGGCTTGGGGAGCACTCGCAGCCACAGGAGCGTCCACATTGCACTGATATTGCAAAACGAACCTTTTGACGAGCGATCGAAATGAATCGACCCGCTCCCCAAACAAGATCGGTACAAGTGGAGGCTGTGCGTGTCCACCTAGCACGCACTTGGTGATGTCCAATGAGCACGGATAGTACTCGCAATAAGGAACGTAGGCATTAATTTTATCATTGGCTGCGACAAAAGCCTGAAAAGAAGGAGCGCCACGGACCTCGAAAAAGATTAGAACGGTGTCATTGACAGTAGTGTTGGAAACCAACGGGGTCTGAACCTCAATGGACAAGTAACCATTGATACGATTGGCAACAGCATTTGGAGCCGTCCCCAACCAATACCAAGGGACACCCACATCGGCAACTTGCACAGGCTGGGACCACTCCACTGTCGCATCCAGCACTGACCCAGCCTCCAAGTCTAACACGCACATCTGCGCATTGGTGTAATTTTGTGGGGTTGGCAATGCACCTCCCGGGTATGGAACATATCTGATCCTCAGCCTCCCACGATGAAAATCATTACAGAAAACTGTGAATCGGAACTCCAAACCACCACACCAGAAGGTGAATGGGGCACTCGCAAACGCAACTGGCGTCCAACAAGTATGACCACCAATCCCCCCCGGAATCGCCATCGGAGCTACAGGAACAGCGCACAGTTGAGCGTCCGTCGCATCGTTTACATGCCACCCCACGTACCCCATCAAGCCCCACTGAGACGCGATGTGTGAGAGTGACATGTGATCTACCGGATCCGCACCGACATCTCCGGGAGACACAGAAAGGCTCTGCTCCACCGTGTCAGCCAATTTCTCACTGTAATCAAGGACATTGGTCAATTGATAATTCCCCTGCGCATTGGTACGCACACGGGGCGTGGAATAATCGGCAGTGGGTGCACTCAGACCCATATGACGCAATCCTGTTGCGAGGCGACCGCTCACCGTAGCTGCGGCATTCAATGCTGGCACAGGAAGACCAATGGCCTTCATAAAACCAGCACCAGCGGTGAACACACGCCCAACGGCACCGACAATCTCCGAACATGGAATGTACTCACACGTCGGGAGGAAGTTCCATGGGGTGGGCGCAGCAAGCTCCAGATCCTCCAACCACACATACAAGTTGACCGCTAGCGTGGGTACGGCAATGGCCGAATGTGTTAGGACGGCTGGAGTGTTGGCGAACAACAAAGCGGCATAGTCAGTGGCTGCGGTGGCGCTGACCGCACCTGTCAAATCAAAGTACGGATCAATGTAAAAGAATGGAACCTTGAGCTCCTGGGCTTGTGTCGAATTAGCCCGAACGTGGAAGCCAGGTCCCTGGAAAGCATGCTGCCAATTAGTCGCATTTACACCATACCCATCATTTAACTTAATGGGATAATACCCAACAGCTAAGGCACCCCAATGGAAAGGGGTACCGTTGTGTTGTATCCTCATACACAGCTTGAAACGGGCCAGAGCATAACCCTTCAGCCTTGCCGCAACATCGGTGTTGGCAAAATAAAGGGCCAAAGGGTAAGCTATGGCCGTCGTGGACGCAGTGTTGTCCCAAGTAAAGGTATAGACCTGCAATGGCCTAGCAAACCAATTGCCCAGGTCTGTCCCAGGAGTGGAAATCTTTGGCCATGGTGAGACCACCACGGCTGTCTGATCGGTGTCAGACGGTTTATTATCGTCGAACTTAACAGGGTCCGACAAAATCAAAGAAGATGTTTCAGTGGAACTTTATTTAAAATGTCAGGCGCACGTTCCAGTGCACCTGCATGTTTTGCCGCGCGGCGCCACCCTCCCCTAAATAGGGGTGGACCACGAGGGGTCCGGCTAATGATGGGGCTCAGGCCCAATCTACGGCACAAAAGGTTCTATAACCCGCCGCCCATCATGGGTTTATGGTCCCCCGACCACCTACACAGAGGCCCGCCAATACGTTGGCCAGACGGAGTTCACGATGTCAACGGGATCACGCCCGCCATGCACACTTAACCACATGTGCAAGTTTGTAACGCGCGGCCCACGCGAACTGGAATCACACGAAGAAGTCGCAAGTAGGGCGAATATCCTCAGGGATAACGCCACTTGCTTCCACTTCGTGTGCCCACCTAACATAATCGACCTCCAACCCGTACACCGAACGCACCTCCGCAACCCACTCGAAGACCTTTTCACGATCCTCTCCGTAATGTTGCAGGGCCTCCAATGCCGCCGACCTCAAAACGGAGTGTTGCCGCATCTCCTCCGTGAGACTCTTCTTGGGTTCCCAATACGCCATGGACCACAAGACAGAGTTCATCGAAAGAGGGGCAAAGTGCCTCCCATCGCGCTCGACCAACCCACGCTTGAGGAAAGTGCGC